GGAACTAATGCAAATTATGCCGCAGACGCAATAACACTACTGACTATTAACATTGATGGTGCTGACACTATGAGCATGTCCAGTACGGGGTCCATTACCACTGGAAGCAATGTTACTTTTACTTTTGGTGGTGTAGCATCAGATAGTGAGTTGCAATCATACAAAGACGCTTCTTTTTTAGGAATATTTAGATAACTATGTCTACTATTAAAACACCATTCTCTATTGCAACATCGGGGAAGATATCTAAAGAAACTGATCTTGAAAAAGAACTAGGACAAAAGATAAGAGACTATGTACTTACACAAGAGTTTGAAAGACCTATGAACCCAGCATATGGTGGAAACAGTCAAACTTTAGTTTTTGAAAACTATGACTTGTTGGTGTTCAGTGAATACAAAAGAGAACTTCATGACGGCTTACTTACTAATATATCTGGTGTAAACATTGTAGATATTAACTTGGTAAACCCCACATCAAGGGGAGATATTCCCGATAATACCCAAATGATTGAAGTTTTGTATGCAGTGCCACCAAACAATGAAATTACTAGTGCAACATTTAATTTAGTATCCCCACTATCTCTTACCGAGGAAACGAACTTATGACAACTTTTGATTACACTAGTCGGGACTATTTTGCAATTAAAGCAGACCTGTTAGCCCGAGCAGAATCTGTATTGCCCGAATGGACATCACGAGATGCTTCGGATTTTGGCATGTTGTTGGTAGACCTTTGGGCGTACATGGGAGACATACTCCATTACTATGTTGATCGTGCAGCGCAAGAAGCGTTCTTATCTACTGCTACACAACGATCCAGCATTATGGCAATTGCCAATCTTCTAGACTACACACCAACTGGAAGAACAGCAGCAACAGCAACTATTACGTTAAATGCAACAAACTCGGCAGCAACGGATGCTACGCCAATACTTATACCAAAGAACACAAGGTTTGTTGCAAACCCACTAATTAGTGGTGCTGATGCCGTTGTCTTTACATCTACACGTTCTATTGCTATCAATGACACTGGAACAAGTATCTTTGGATACACCACTTATGCAAAGTCAGCAACGATACCTGTCACCCTACAAGAAGGTGAACTATTTACACAAACTTATACGAGCAACGGTCTTTCTTCACAAAGGTTTACATTAAACAAAATAGGAGTAGTTGCAACATCAGTAGCGGTTTCTGTTGCTGAAGGGGCTGGTGGTACTAATATTAACTACGCACCAATAGATCGGTTTATTGATGCAACTAATACAGACAACATTTATACAGTAGTTCTAAACGCAGATGACACTTCTACTGTAGTTTTTGGTAATGGTGTTTACGGAAAAATACCAACGACAAATGCTGTAATAACAATAAGTTATCGCAGGTCTCGTGGCTCTGCAGGAAATGTTGATGCTAACTCAATTACTGAATTTGAGTCATTAACCAATGCTTTTGGCCCCCCTTATGATGGTATTGATATTACCCCAAACACCTTTGCAGCAAGCGGTGGAACAAATAGTGAAACCATTAACTCGCTACAAGTAAACATACCTGCATCATTCCGATCACAAGATCGTGCTGTATCTATCCAAGATTACCGTGATTTAACTTTACGTGTCCCTGGCATTATTAAAGCAAACGCAAGCGTGGTAACAGGAGCAGTTGCTAAAACTGGGTACATTACAAACAAATCCGTAAGTGCCAGCGTAGCCACAATGACTACAAACACCGCTCATGGTTTATCTGTCGGTGAAACTATTGCAGTATTTGATGTTGATGATATTTTTGATGGGACTTTTATTGTTAAGACAGGGTCTACTGGGTCTACATTGTTGTATGACCTAAACGTAGCCAACATTACGTCTGCATCTGTATCCTCGTCTGCAACTTACCAAAATGCACAAGTAAAGATTTATGCACTAGGTGATCAAGCAACCTACGATGGCACTTTAGCAACCAGTGCTACAACTAGCCCATTAAGTCTTGAAACTGACTACCGAGATGGTATTTACTCATATATTGAGCCACGCCAAATGGTTGGTGTCAACACAGTAGTTATGCCAAGCGTTGCCTTAGATCTTGTCAAAGTAAGTATTACTGTAAATGTCTTGGCTACATCAGTACAAGCAAGCGTTGAAGACGCAATTACGCTTGCCATTAAATCTTTGTTTAGTTTTGATGCTGTTACTTTTGGGCAAACCATATCTCTAGGCACCCTGTATAGGGCCATCATAGATGTTCCAGGTGTAGATTATGTAACCGTAGATAGGTTTACTACTGGTAGTTCTTCAGTAATTGACACTGTTGGCCTAAGCCCTGTAGTCAAGGGTGTTAAAGCAGGAGATAATAATTTGCTCTTGCTTTCAGAATTAAGCATTACTTCAAGTGGTGGAGTTGTATAGGCAATGGCATACTCTTCCTTTAAATTAAGGCGTGTAGACCTTGTTGCTAGTCCCGATGCAAACCCATTTGGTTCGTATGTGCGTGGTGATGAAACCACCGCACCTCCAGGGTTAACACGTCTAGATTCAGACTTTGCACTAAGGGCAGATGCGTTTGTAGCAGCCGTTGCTGAATTAACAACTACTGTTACCTTTTCAGCAACTGCTACAGATTATGACACTGTTAAATTAGACTGGACAGAAATAGCATTAACAGATAAATTAAATATTTTAGAAGGAGAAACAAAACCGTTTGAAATAGTCATTGTGTATTCTCCTACGGGGTTTCCTGAAACGGTTGCAGACGGAATAATCATAAAAACGCAAAAGTATTTTGATATTGACTATGCATTTGAACATACAGGTTTATCTACAAATAGTATAGAAACTTGGGCTTATTATTCTTTGTTTATCCATTGGAATCAAAATGGAGCAGGAATTACAGGAGTAAATTGGTACGAAAGAATGACCACATTACAGGAACTTATTCCAAAAAACTATGGTTCATATGATCAACTTTGGAACAGAATCCCAGCACAATATCGGGTTGGTGACACTGCTGGCGCAAATCTAGACCCAAGTGGTTTAGGTCGTGGACAATTATCTAGATTTTTAAGTATCTTTAGTTTTGAATTAGATAAAACAAGAACTTTAATAAATAGCGTAATGACACAGTATGACCCATCGGTAAATGAATCCCAATCTATTGATGCCTTGGCTGATATGTTTGCTTTGGAGGTTACTTCTAAAGAAATTGGAACATCCCGCCTTCGTCAAATACTTCAAGACATCGGTTATTACCGACAACAAAAGGGAACAATCAGTTCAATTAAACAATACATGACCGCATTAAGTGGTTGCCAAGTGGATGTAGTTGAGTCACCAGTTTCACCCAGATACACTTTTCGTGTCTACGCTGAGAAAGCAAACTTAGTTGCTGACTCTTTGTTTGTTGTTGAGTCTGGCACTAAGAAGTGGGAATTTAGTTCCTCTAGTGCCTCCTGCACTTTTACCAAATCTGGTGAAAACTTAATTGTAACTAATACCGATTCGGCATCAGTGCAGTTTGCCTTAACTTCTTTAGTAGAAGTTCCCGTAGCAGCCGATGTAGAGTACTGGTCATCTGCCAAAGTAGTTGGTGATGGCATTATCCATGGTGCACAATGGTCAGCATCAGCCTCATGGACAACTTGGAATACTGAGTCTCAACTTGAGGAAAGTGGTATATCTGAAGAACTTACACCAAGTTCCCGTTTGGTTATAAAAATGCCAGTGCTGGCAACAACAACAACACGGTACCCTGTAATGATTTTTTCACTCCAACCAGGTGAAAGTACCACGGTATCTCAATGGATGGTAGAACCTGGGAAGTATGGTGAGTTCTTTAACGGCTCTTCAGATTTTGGTGGTTTTGTTTACCAAGACAATTTCTCTGACCACGCTTGGTCAGGGAGCACGTATGCTTCTTACTCCGTTTATTCTACAAACAAGAAAAAAGTAAATAATGCAATAACTAGGTTGCTACCTCAACTATTACCTGTAACAATGTTGCTTGATACCAACATTGATTACACAATACAATTTGATTGGATTCCTGGAAAGACGTGATGAATTACTTAATTTGTGCATTAGCCGTATACAAACTGGTTCAAATTGCAGACGCACTTTCCCCACGTGAAGCAATGCCTTGGGTTAAAGTTTTGTTTGGTGTGGTCTTGGCTTATGGCTCTACTTTTATCTTACATTTCCCTGATCGTTGGATTACAGGATTAGCAGTAGCCAGCCTTGCAGGAACAGTACACTCTCTGCTACGCTTACTCACCCTCTTAGGGGACATGTTAAGTAGGCGAGTAGTCAAATAACAATACCAAGAACAGGAAACAACATGGAATACATTATTGGTGGTACGGGGAATGCTCCAGCAAACGTAATTGAAGCGGGTTTGGGAGATGTCAAAGAGGGTGCAAAGTTCCACTACATGTGGTCGGGTAGGCCCACTGCTGGTCAAGCACGGGTATTGGATTGGTTAGTGGACTACGGTGCGGACTTTACTGTTTACTTTGCTTCGGGCAGGGTGCACCCCACCATTATGCAAGCGGCTACCAATGTCATAGCAGTAGACGATTTGATCTTGGACACCCTGAAGATCAACTCTAAAGCCCATATCCTTGTACTGTTTGACGCAGACGAACAAGAAAACCCTACCCAAATGACCCAAAGTATTATCTTTGAGGGAGACAGGCTTGGGATGATGCTGCAGGACTTGACTAATGGTTTGGTGCCTATCTGGGTAACTGACGATGAGCCCAACGCTAACGAGCCCGTAGAGGCCCCTAGGAGCCCCCAGGATGCGCTCAAAAGGGATTTGGGTATCCCAGTACCCCTTTTCTCTGAGGAGGACTTAGGGCTGATCTCAATGGTCCAACTGGTGGTTACCTTTGTGGATGGTTCTATGGAAGCAAGAGCCATACCTATCAAAACCTTACAGAACCTCTTGAATTAACTCGTGGGGGGTGCTGGATCAAAGAAGGGGAAATCACCAGCACCCTTACCACAAGCGCCATATCCACCTGCGTAAACGCAGGCAAGGCTGGGGGCGAAGGGGAACCCCGTACAAGAACTATAACATGACAAATAGAAGGAAGCAAATATGGCGAAGTTAAATGGGCAATTCATACCAGTACCACGATGGGTCTTGGAATACCTAGGTCAAGATGCGGTGGCTCTGTGTGTACTAATCCACGCCCTGACCTACATGAGTGGTGATCGGCAAGAAATCACTACGTCCTACGATCACCTAGCAGAACTAACAGGTTATGACCGCAGGACTGTTATTCGGGCAATGAACCGCATTGAAGCATCTGGGGCGGTTATCAAGACTGTCCGAAAGAGTAGGACGGGTAGGAACATGACAAACCTTTATCGGGTTGATTTCAACAACCCAATTACTCGGAGTAGTGTCACTGGAGACACCATTAGTAGTGTCACTGGTGACACTAGCGGGGTGTCACTGGGGACACCCTCGGAGGGTGTCACTGCTGACACCCAATCTAGAGAGATTAATCTTAACCTAGAGGGGAAGCAGAAAAGGAAAAAGAAAGATGCTTTATTCTTGTCAGACCCTAGATGGCAACGTCAGTTAAAAACTCCCCAATAGAAAGGTTATTTATGAAACGAACTATGAAATGGATGTGGGACCACGAGGTCCAAGTCCTAGATGAAAAAGGCAGGACGGTTAAAGGTAGGGAACTGTCAGAGGAACCCGTAGCCGATGGTAAAAAAGTGAGGGTTGCCCATTACACGCCAAAAGAAAAATGATGATTGGGATGTCACTCCGATAGGAGCGGATGAACCCACACAAGTTGTCCCTAGTAAGAACAAAACGGGACTGACCCACGTACTGCGTTATTTTCGTGATGTCACTACAAGTACAAACATGACGCTGAACGCCCCTGTAAACGGACCTGCTCTGATGAAGGTTTTTAAAGAGATGTTATCTAAATCGGTAACAACTGATCAGATCTACCGCATGATTGATTTGTTTGCAGAAGACATTAAGCGCACGCCATTAACAAATCAAGAAGTTCCTTGGCTCGCATTTGTTCGTCGCCGTGGAGGGTTGTTTAAACGGATTACTTCCGATATTCTTCCCGTAGATTCTGAGCAGGTTAAGTTTGACCCACGATTGGAGAAGTACCTACATGACTGATTGGCATGGACCACGATACTGGCGAAACCGTTCACCAAAAGAGCGGGTAAGTAATGCTCACATTCCAAAAAGGTACCTAGATAAAACGATTGACTCTTACGATGATGAGGTTGGTAGTTGGGGTGTTACCCAAGCCATTCGTGGATGGGCATCCAACATCAAAGAAAACCTAGAGAGCGGCGAAGGTTTATATTTCTGTGGTGCTACAGGAACAGGGAAGACCCATTTAGCAGCAGCGCTTCTTTCTGAGTTGTTACACAAGCATCAGTTGGGTGGTTTCTTTATCACCGCTGAGAAGTTTATTGCGGCAACCTACGATGAACTGCGTTCTGACGGGGAACTCCCTGACGAGTATGGTGACCCGTACTTGCTGAAGTACATCAACTCAGTCTTTGACATTGTTGTTCTAGACGGTCTTGGTGGGGAGAAGAAAACAGACTTTACTAAGAACGCTGTTTCTTCTTTGCTCAATAGCCGATACGAACAGAAGTTGATTACGATTGTTACCTCTGAAATGAGTATTGCTTCTATCGGCGTTAATTACGGCCCACGACTTGCATCTATTTTGCAAGATGCTACATTACAGATTCCGTTTGAAGGAAAGGATTACCGAGTCACACAACATGCAGGGTAATGATCTTGCTTCCTATGCTCCTCGTGTGCAGGCAACAATGTTTGAGGGAGTGCTTGCCTCTGAGCCAACAGGAAAACTTGAAAAAATTAAGGCTAGTTATTTATTAAAAAGTGAGAAGTGGGATGCGTATCTTAAGATGTGGCAGACAAACACACTGCCTGTTAAACATCTAAGTGATTCAATCCACAGGTTGGGTGTTGGTACGGAGGTGTATACACTGCTCCCCCCTGGCTTTGCGGAAGCAGTAGACAGGTGGCTATTAAAGAAGGGAATATCTACGAACGTGGTTTCATTTGATAACATTAATGACCTTGCTTTTGAATTGCAATTCAATAGGGGTATTACAAAGATATACACAGCAGATCAAGAACAGGCGAAGGTGATTGGTATGCGTGCAACCGTGGTGTCTACGAACACCGCATGGTCTCTCTGATGGCTAGTGCAGAACAACTATTAATTAGCAAAGTAGTTCAGGAGCAAGACCTTTCGTACTCCATGAAGCATGGGGTTAAAGCACATCACTTTACTTCCGAGTGGGCAATTGTTTGGGAATGGTTGGTTTCTTTTTGGAGGGAGCATGGTGAGGTTCCGACCACCCGTGCTATCAAGCAAGAGTTTGGTGATATTAAGTTTCTTGATGCTAAAGGTGAACCGTTTAGCGCACTTGTTACAGAAATCTATGCGACATATCGCCATCGCAACTTGGTTGAAGCGATGTCTGCGGCAATGCCTTCCATCCAAAGTGGGGATACCACTGAAGCATTTAAAATATTAGCGGCTGGTGTTCAGAAGGCTGGGGCTGATGTTGCTCGCTTGCGAGATGTCAACTTAATTGAGACTTGGGAAGAGCGTGTTGACAAATACGATGAACTTCGTAAAATGCCAAATGCTATTCGTGGAATCCCTACGGGTATCCAAGGTCTTGACAGGATTACTTCTGGTCTCCGCCCTCAGCAGTTGATTACTTTTGTTGGTGAGGCCAAAAAGGGTAAGTCGCTGATGACTTTGATGATGGCTAATGCTGCACACATTCATGGTAAGCGACCACTGTTTGTATCTTTTGAAATGTCAGCCGAAGAGCAAGCAGCACGTTATGACGCAATTGTTGCTAAGGTTCCATATAGCAATATTCTGCGTGCGTCATTATCTGACCAAGAGTTTGAAAAGGTTCGTGAAACCTTGCGTATGCGTAAGAACATGCATCCTTTTGTAATTACCGAGGACACCGCATCTGTTACGACCGTTAGCGCACTTACGGCAAAGGTACGGGAATACCAACCTGACATTCTGTTTATTGACGGTGTGTACTTGATGGACGATGAGCAAGGAGAGCCCAAAGGTAGTCCACAGGCGCTCACCAATATCACCCGTGCATTAAAGCGCCTTGCCCAAAACCAAGATATTCCTGTTGTAGGTACTACTCAAGTCTTGTCTTGGAAGTTGGGTAACAAGAAGTCCAGGAGGGTAACCGCAGACTCTATTGGCTACACCTCTTCATTTGCCCAAGACTCCGACCTTGTGCTTGCTGTTGAGTCTGACCCTGACATTGAGAATCAGGGAATCATTCGTGTCGTCCTTGCTCGTTCAGCACCACTTGGCGAAATTAGGATCAACTGGGATTGGGCAAACATGGACTTTACAGAAGTGGGAGAAGAAGGGGATGATAAAGATGATGACCGAGACAACTGGTATTACTGACGTAGCACATGTGCTACAGCACTTAGGTGTGGACGTTCGGCGTATCGGTGAGAACGAAATTTCTGCACGTTGCCCAGTGCACTTTAATCGTGTTGGTAAGGAGGATGCATCACCCTCGTGGTCTATGAATGCCCACACAGGTTTATGGTTGTGCTATTCCTGTGGCGCTAAGGGGACATTGTCCTCACTTGTTTCTGAGTTGACTGGGGAGTCTGACTCTATTGTTGCTGTGCACTCCTTTATTGTGGCTAAGGGTTTAGAAAGGCTCAACTCAACTGCACCCCTTGAAAAGAAGCCAACAGTTGATTGGAAGTCTTTTAGTTCTTTCCCCGCACCTTCAGACGAGTGGTTGTTCACACGGGGCATTGACCGAGATTCGGCACGAAAATATGGCATTAGGTTTGATGAAGGTAAGCAGGCTTGGATTTTACCTATCGTGTCACCTATGGGGGAGTTGTTGGGTTGGCAAGAAAAACAACCATCACAGGTTCGTAACTATCCCATCGGTGTAAAGAAGTCTGAAACATTGTTTGGTATTGATAAGGCAGATTGCACGATTGGTGTACTTGTAGAGTCACCTTTGGATGCAGCACGTTTGGCTACGGTAGTTTCTGGGGTGTGTGGTGTCGCTTCCTATGGTGCTCACATCAGTAAACAACAGATACGGTTACTTGTAGAGCACTTTGACGGTTTAATTATTGCTTTAGATAATGATTCTGCTGGTATTTCTGCAGCCCAAAAACTACAAAAAGCGTTACCTGCATTCAGGCATGGTGTAAACTGGTTACACTACGCACACACGGACGCAAAAGATATCGG